GCATATCATCATTACGATTCTTACGCCAAATGCGTCATTCAAAGACCGCGCGCTGAAGGGCGGCATAGGTGTTATTGTCGCCCTGGTGGCTTGCTATATGTTAATTATCTACAACGGTTAGTCCATTTCACCCCGCATCAAACATAAGTATATTCGTTGAATATATGTATGTTTTACCCCCACCGCTAAGCCATCAATAGCTTTTTCACGTCAATTGCTTTGATTTCTTTGGGTCGTAGACCGACGCCGCTCAGTTGTGTATCGGCGCGAGTCACGCCGGCACGCTTACTCAGCACATCCAACATCTCCTCATATTTGAGCGAGGGTGTCACTAGGAATTTACGTTTCCAGGCATTGAATGCTTTTTTGAGGGGCTCGGCGGCAATCGTTTGACCCTCGCCGAAGATGAGTACTTTGATAAAATCGTTAAAGAGTTCGTCTTTATTCATTTACAGGGCAGGACGAAAAAATAGGATAGACTCGGACGCGTCATTAGAGGTTTGTAAACGTGAGAACGTTCTGATGAAGGGTGTTGCCCGTAGCCGGCACAGCGGCAGCAGCGGCAGCGGCAGCAGTAGCAGGTGCGCCGCTGAGGTCGGTCTCATCCTCCTCAATCGGCACGATACCGTAGAACTCCTTGTCAGTGGAGTTGTTGCCGCACTCCGCCTTCATTCGCTCAACCAGCAACGTCTCCTTGAGATCCACCTCGCGACCAAGCTTCTTCTTCCAGTCGCGGAAGTCTAGGCGCACCTGCTTGAGTGTCACCATACCAGCACCCGCCTGCTTGATATAATGCTCGTTGAAGAAGGACATGAAGATATCGTTACGCTCCTTGTACTTGTTAGAAGCTGCCAGGACGCAAGGCGGTTCCTTGAGCCCGTACTTGAGATACTTGGTGTCGTAATAGTGGACAAGGAGACCAAGGAACGCCACGCGCCAGTTCTTGAGCTTGATCTTGAGCTTCATATCCTTCTCGTAGATGTGCTTCTTAGGGTCAATGAGAGGATCGCCAGGGTCCTTGAAGGTACTGATATGGGGAATGACGCGGATACGGCGCCAGGTGCCGTTATCCATTGAGGAGATAGGCGGGAGATCGTTACACGAGAGGAACATCTTGCCCATCATATTGAACTTCTCCTGGTCGGCAAAGAGTCCACGGGCTTCAATACGGTCCTCGCCGCTCAGCTGCTTCATACGGGACGTATTGAGCTTCTCGCCGGGGTCGGGCTCACCCATATAGATGTAGCGCTTACACTTCGTGGTGATCATATCGGGATTTGCAGCACCAGACTCGGGTCGCTTACGAGTGAGGACGGTCGTTTGGAGCGAGGTCTGATAATCGCCGAACGTGTACTCCATCAGGGTCTGGAGCATTGACTTTCCGTTGGAGCCGCCACCGGTGTTAATCCAGAACTTCTGCTCCTTGTTACGTCCTTCTAGACAGGAGGCGAGCAGGGTGATAACATACTCGCGGAGGTCGTCATCGGGATAGATAAGCTTGAAGAATCCCATCAGGGCAATCTGCTCAGGGTCGTTGGGGTTGTACGGCTCATAAGGAATGGGATCCAGGTCAGGATCCATCCGCCCCATCTGGAAACTGATGTTATCATCGGGTCGTCCCTTACGGAAGAGGACGCGCATATCGCTCATATCCTCCTTCTCGCAATAGTTGAGGACGAGGACGCCGTTGCTCACGCCGATGATATCAGGGTCGCAATTGAGACGAGTGATAAAGTCCTCGTCATAGAACTTCTCCATAGACTCCTTGAGAACACTGTCCTTGAAACCGGAATTCTTGAGCTGCGTGGCGATCGTGGCGAGCTTCTTGATTCGGTTGAGCTTCTCTTCGTGTTGTGACGCAGGAAGCGCATCAAACTTGTTTGAGATATCGCCCATTGCGGTGACGATTTCCTTCATCACGCCGTCGGAAAGACGCATACGAAGTTCAATCGGCATCTTGAGATGCTTCCAACTGCTCCCTTCGGCATTGTAATGGTAGAGATCCATCATACCTTTGCGCGAGCCAACGGAGCAACGGAACTCGTGCTTGTAGAGACGATGGACGAGCTCGGCAAGATCTACGTGCGTGTTATTCGCATAGTTGATAATCCAGAGGGTAATCGTTTCGGAACGAATGGAGCGGAGCTTATCTGGATTGTCCTCCTTCGCCCACTCAACAAGTGAGGCGATACGAATGGGACGACGGGCGCCGTTGAGCTTGATATAGCCCCATCGCGACCGCAGCTGGTCCTCGGTATACGTCTTCTTCTTATGATGCGCGTTTACACGACGCGTCACATCTACCCACGCCTGATACGATTCTTCGGTATCGGCGATGTTCTTGAGACAGAAGCCGAGTGTGACCCAGTCGGAATACTCGCCGGCACGGCGCTCAGGATCAATACACTCCTTACATAGACGATACGCGAACTTGATATCCTCTTCGGATGTCTCAATCGGTGTATTGACAATTAGTCCGTCCATAATGAGTTCGTTCTCCCCCTCAGCAGCACCCTCGGCGCCTCCCTCGGCAGTCGCAGCCGGTGTCCGTGTCGCTGCCGTTGCACGGCGAATCGGCTTCTTTGCGTTGGTGGAGCCTGAACTCGCAGAGGTCTCCCACTCGGCGGTACGCATCTCGCGAACCGTCGGCTCAACGAGGTCCGTGGACCCCAGGCGGATACTGAGCGTCTTCATAATCTCCAGCGGCGACGTAGGAATCGGCACGTCCGTCATCATGTCCTTCACAATATCCACCAGCTCTGAGAAATTATCAGGGTCCTCTACGCCGCTGAGAGATTCCTGAACGTCGGCGATATCCACCTTCCAGATATGCGCCACGTTGTACTGTGACTTGTCAGGCTTACAGCACTCGTAGAGGAACCAGCCATTAGATGAAATGACCGACTTATCAAAGCAGTCCTCGGCAGAATTGGACATACTTGTACCGCCGAACACCTTGGCAATCACCTCGTTCTTGAGCAGAAATCCGCGGATGGCGTGCTGGAACTTTGGCGACGTATTGAGCGTAGGGCACTGGATATGGATGCCGTCCTTGTGCTGATTCTTATCGGTTTCGGGCGCCGGCTTTACCATATCGTAGAAGACGAGGTCCTCCTCAAGGTCCTCTACACGCGTGAAGTAGATCATCGCCGCGATGTACATTGCGATGAAGGTCTGAACCTGGTCGTGGTTGAAGTGGCGAATGAGCGGTCCGCCCTTCGTCTCACCGTAACGGAAATCTAGGTCTACAATAATGTGGGAATGCTCCTTATGGCGCTCAATAAGGGAGAGCGCACGGGGAGGCGTGCTATAGATATGCTGGTGAACAAGATCTAGGAAAGTATCATATTCGGAATCGTCTACATTATACTTGCCGGCATCATTGCCCATACCGACAAGACCGTACACATCGTCGGTCGCACGTCGCTCTTGGAGGAACTTTTTTAAGGCGGACATACCTGAAGCCATCACTGTACCGGCTGACATACCCTGAAAGGGCGGTTCAATTTTTACAAAACCTCCTGCCCTCTTAGAAATGACAACTGTTCGTGGAATGACAGATGGGTTCCCTGGCGGGCAGCGTCGCTCTTATATTTCAACCGCCGTATTCAATACAGTATTCTATACGTATGCGAATAACCAACTTGTACCTCTACCCAATATGTATCAGGGTTATTGCCCTGCGGGTCGTATTTTACGCGAGAACGGCAAAAAACTGTTTCCTGATACGAATCCTGGGGTGACCCAATATTATGTAGGTGTGTATGATGCAGTTTCGTTTTTTAATGGGTACATTGATCCGAACGACTCCCATTTTGCCGTGTATAATACGGATAAGCCGGTCTATGTCCCTGATAATTACGATTTTGGCAATAGTATGCCCGACCTTGGTCCGTCGGTGTATACTCAGGGCAACGTTGTTGCGGAACTAGCACCCGAAGGAGATAATATAGGACCTTATGGAACTAATGTTATAGGAATGATTAATTCTACAATAAACCAATACAACGCCTATTCTTGGTTGTATTTTAACGACCCAGGCTCACCAGCAGTTGAAGCAGGCAATAATGTAACCGGTTCTTACGCTGGAGCATATGTAAATGATTCAAATTTACCTAGTCTTCAAACGTATAGTGGTGAATATGGTACTTTTACGGGAATGGGCTTGGGAGTTTTGGGCGGCAATAGTTTATCAACACCAATAATTGTAGCACAAGGACAGTATCCAAATATTGTTGCCGAGGGAGACGTTGCAAATATTTATTCAGTAGGATATTCTAATGCCTATGTGACCACCGCATATGCTAGCTATCCTAATCAAATATACTCGCAACTGAGTACAGATAATTCTAATGGACATATTGTTGCTTGCGGCTATAGTAATCCTACGCTATTGATTTCCTCACAGCAGTCGCTCATCAGTGCCAACTTTGTCAATGGAAACACCAGCAACTCTGCAACTCCCCAACTCAATATGAGCAACGCAAACTATTACACATCTATGTATTTTCCATCTAGTAATATTCCACTCATTGAGGCGGGACAGAATTCAAATCTAATTTACGCCGGCATTGACGGAAACCGTGGCGACCTCTACGCTACGGGTATGCTGAGTTTGGCTAATTCGGTCGGCGATATGCAGCTCAGTGGAGGCACTGCTACCACAACATCAAATACAATCTTTACGTATAATCCTTACATCTTTTTAACCTATCAGACAAAAAATAGCGGAACACCTGGCACTCTAACATATTCTATAAACACTGGTGCTGGCACACTGACGATTGATTCTGGTCAAGGGTCTGATAGTAACTACGTCAATTGGTGGGCGGTCTATAATAATGCCTAAGAGCCAAGCGTCGCCTTAGCCGCCCGTAGGTCCGCCGCCAGCCGCGCGAAATCGTAGCGTACCGTCATTCCGTAGACGGCGAGCATTTCGGACCGCCCGTCCCACGCGACCTCGTGCTCCTCGGCACACTGCAGCACACCACTACCATTTGTTAGAAACACAGCCCGCATCGTATCCAGAAAGGGAATAGCAAATGGCGGAGGCGTATTGAGCATCGTCAGAATCGCCGTCTTCACATTGGCGTGAAAGAGCATACGATTGTATACTTTCGCCTGCTCACTGAGTCCAGTATTGTAATAGGCGGGCTCGTTTGTGAGCGGGACAGCACTGAGCACATCCGCCATCATAACCAGCAAGACCGACTCTAGGGTCTGTACGGAGGACCACTGGGGTCCATCGTGCCACGTATTTAGAATAGAAAGACAGACTTTCCCTTCTAAGTACATATTTGGATTGAAACGAGTCTTTCCGTCTTGGGTGAGCGTCTTCACCCTGATAGGAGAAAAGGGATAGTCGGCGGGGAAGTTGATATCAAAGAAGTAATAACCACCGTAGTAGGGCGTATCCTTTTGACCAACAAGCATCGCCGTGCCGTGAAAGATATTGGACTCGTCGCTGATATAGTAGATGCCGGTCGCTGCAAGGGTCTCTTTGGATGGTCCGGTCACGTGGGTAATATCCCGCATAATACGTTTATTTGTGGCGCTCATAGTCTCTAAGCGCAGAGAGAAATTGTAATGGCTCGCAACCAGGGGCAAAAACCCCTTCATTTTTTAAGAATGTGTAGATACCTTCATCAAATACCACACGCCCTGGCGCTAAATTGGGTGCGCCGTCCGTATTGACACCGTTGAATAGATTTATAGATAATCCACAATTGTCCGCAATCATAGCTTTTGATAGAAATGAGTAAAATTCGGTAGATAAATATTTATCTAGGGGGTAGGATGCGTGTAGGGCGTATAAAAATTGGCATAAGTCACGGTCTTTTTTGAAACAGAGATCTTTCTCTTCAAACCAACTGCCGGCGTTAATGATACAATTATTATCAATAGGACAGCCGATACAGGAAAATCCAAAATCAAGAAGTGTTATATCTTGTTTACAAGTATAGGGTCCGTATCCTTCTATCTCTAGATCACGTATCCATTCATCTTTATGGTGACGGACGAAGAGATTATTGAGTTTTATATCTCGGTGATTGAAATGTAACCGAGTTTGTAGAATATAAAGGCAATGTGCGAGTTGTAGAAGAACATCCAAAATAATCTGTTCGTTCTCTTTTGCCGCATCGGTAGACATATAAATAGGCTTCAAGTGTAAACGTAAATAGCGTTCTAGAGTATGACCACGTAGCATCTCCATGGTCATCCAGACGGATTCAAAGTCACTGGGCGACTCGGCGGCGTGCCCTTGTCGTACATAGCCAACGACTTCGTAGAGTTTGGGCACACGTTGAGGAATTCCGACGGTTTCAAATGTTTTAAGTACAAGAGCGTGTAGAAACGCTTCGGCAAGAGTGCTGCGCAATTCTTCTTCGTACGCTTTTTGTTTAGTACGGGGAGTTCCTGAGCGCTCCTCCTCTGTTATCCTTAGCCGCACTTCTTTGATACAGACTTCTTCCATTGCATGGTCACGTTCAAGATGGATTATACCGTTGGTTTTGCCGGATTTGGGCTGATAGATTCCGCGGGTGCCTAGATAGATATTTCCATAACTACCTTCGTCAATACGTTTTCCTTTTGTATAGCCTGGCATATATGGACCGAATGTAGTATCGTGAAAAAAACTACTGACTAAGCGGAGATCTTCGCCGTTTTCGTCCTGTTTTTTACGTAGTATCTTGAGGTCGGACCATTTAGGAACGAGGGTTTGTACTGCTTTGAGAGTATGTGGCACAATACAATTGTTCCACCCAAAGCACCGCAAATCGTAACTCATCTCCCTACTTTTATTTACACTTTTTGTTCTGTGTTTGGTATTCCAGTAGTTGACGTTGTATCATTTGCCGCAGTGGCGGCGATAATTAGTTTAGCCTTTTTAGCTTCTTCGCCGGCTTGGGCAGCGTTTGCTGCTTTTAATTCTTCCAAGGTCGGCTTTTTATTTGCATTTATTGGGGTTTCAATTGTAGCAGCGGCAGCGGTTGTTCGCGGATGTTCATCTGCAGCAACTGCTGCACTTAACTTTCTCGCAGATTCAGCAGCTTTACGACTTGGTCTGCCAGTTGCGGCTGCTATCTTTTCGGCAGCACTTTGCTGTGGCTGCGGAGGGGTGGGAGGCGGGGGCGGCGCAGCATGTGCGCGCCCACTTGCTTTAAACATCGCTTGAATATGTTCTTCTGCGGCAGGTAGTGTTGTTCCTGACTCTACAATTTTCTCTGGAGCCGCGGAGACGGTGGAGGCAACAGATTTAGGAGCAGGAGCCGTGCCT